TCTGGTGTCATCTGATCGGGCATAATAAAATCAAAGTAAAGGTTAATGAAAATATTATATTGTCCGATATATTACAGAATGAATTTTAACACTTCTTCGGGCTTTACAAAAGCATCTGGATTATGTTTGGTAAAATCCCACCATAAGAATTGATTTGGTGCTAAATAACTACGATCTTTCAGCAAATTAATGTTTTCTGGGTGGCCATATATCAGCGGATCAGATACCGACCATAATACAACGCCAGGCTTGCCACAGTCCCATGCAAGATGCTGAAAAAAACTATCACAACCAATCCATGTGCGACATTCGGCTATTAATTCTTTTAGTCTGGCGATTGGCAAGTTTTTAACAAACTCTGGCACAAGTTGTTCTTCGCCCTCAACGCCAACTTGAATAATGCGTTCATCTATCTGGGCAATTAATTCTTTCCAGTAAGGGTAGTTTTTGGGATTGTTTTTGCCATTAACCAATGGTTTGGCAAACGGGGCTATCAAAATCATAAATACAACTTCCTATACGCATCTTCTAAACTGCCAGTCCAATTCCATTGCGCCATTTTTTTGTATATATTCCATTGGTCTATATCGCCAAACATGGCTTGGGCTTCCGCAATTGATCTGCCTGGCATTATTTCAGGATAACAACTAAACACCATAGGATTGCGTATCTGAGATATAACACGCTTGCATACAATGTGATCGCCAGCACCGCAATTAAGAACCACAGGGGTGCAATCACCCAGCCCAACAATATTTCTGAAAATAGCTTCATCATGTTGATACATTCCCTCTTTAGTTTCGCTACGGATGCCGCCTTGCGGATTTTTTAAATGCCAAGTTGTTGCATATGGCACAACTAAAATTTTGTAGCCGTTAAGATACAAACCGTATGTAAATAGTGTTTCTTCCCGATGGGCTACACGGGATAACCCTAAGTTATAATCATAAACACCAGCACGGTATAAAAATGAACAATGCAAATGCTGAACTTCTTGCACGGCTTGTATACGATCCCATTGTATATTGGGTTCTTTATCTATATTTTCTACCCTACCAGTTGATTGGGAACAGTCAATTTGTAAAGGTGGAGTAAGAATTTCGCCACCGATTGCGCCAACATTGTCTGCAATATGTGATGATAATTCTTCTAATACATGGGGTTCTGGAATGGCATCATCATCAACCCGCCAAACCCATTCATAGCCCATCGTATTAGCCGCCTGATGTATATGATGCTGGCCCTTCTTTTCTGCAAACAACCACTCCCATTCCACGCCCTTAATGTCTAACATTTGAAAGAAATATTGATAAATCATTTCTTTTCGCATATCTAACGGTTCATCGTTATCATCAAATATCACCAGCTTATCTGGCAATACCGTTTGATTGATAATGGCGTTTAATACTAATGGAAGAGTAGTAAAATATCTGCCCCGTGTGGCCACAGAACATAAAATGCCTTTTTTCTGTGGAACAGAATCGTATTTAGCTATCATTAAATTAAATCGATTGAATTCGTTAATTGCTTTAGGGTATCTGGATATATTTCCGTGTTCGCCAATGTAGGAAATATCAAAACCTTTAAAGTGGCTTTCGTTTATGCCGTGAATTTTGTGATGTTCGCCCCAAAACCCTTTTGGTTCATTCCAGGGGCAAGTAATCAATAGCCGTTTGCAATGCTTCTTGAGTTTTTCGGCAATTTCTAGGCCGTTGTCTAAATGCTCTATAACCTCAAAAGCAATAATGGTGTCGTATTGTTCTAATGGATAAGTGTTGATGTCCGCATTAACAAATTTGTTAATACCATCCCATCCTTGTGCTTTAGCGTTTTCAATGATTTTAGGGTCGTAATCTAGCCCTGTATATTCAATGTCTTTTGGCAAAAACTGTCTGCCATAGCCATTGGAACAACCAATTTCTAGTATTTTTTTTCCTAGAAGATTGTCCCTAGCCCAAAAATAACGGGTTGATTCTCTTGGGTAAACTTCATCACCTTTTAAGAATACAGCCCGTTCATAGTTGTTCATCAACTCATTTACTTCATCTTGTTTTGTCATGTTTTTATATTAATTAGTGCGGATAAACGGCATCTACTATCATTCCCGCTGTTAATCCTGTTCCAAATACAATGCTTGTGCCGCTAGTTACTGTTACATCTGTACCGTTACGCATCTTAACGCCATTCAAATACACTTCGATTTTGCCAGATGTATAAGTTGTAGATGTGCTAAACGATGTTTGGCTGGCGGTGGCCGTAAATGTGTCATAAGTTAATATGCCACTACTTGTGCCTGAATATCCGCTAAATCCGCTATATCCAGAAATTCCAGAACCACTATATCCAGAGTAACCAGAATAGCCAGAGATTCCGCTACCGCTATATCCAGAATAACCCGATATACCAGATGCACCATTAGTGCCGTTTGTTCCAGAAATTCCAGAATAACCGCTGTAACCAGATTGACCAACTGCACCCGAATAACCGCTGTAGCCACTTATCCCCGAACCGCTGTAACCCGAATAACCAGAAATTCCTGAGCCACTATAGCCTGAAATACCAGAATAACCGCTAATACCGCTGTAACCCGAATAGCCACTAATACCGCTATATCCTGATTGGGTATACATTACTTGTGTAGCGGTAACAATTACACCTGGCGTTACTGGTACAGTTGGCCCAGTTTGTGCGCTAGTTGTTGCAATAGAAATAGTAGTTGCAGAAACCGCCCAAGCTAATTGCAAATAATCACCAGCATTAACAGTCAATACATAATTAACTGCGGCAATTAACGCACCAGCACCGCCATGCGCTGTACCTGGCACATTGTAAATAGAATTACTATCTGCAACATCAGAACCATTTTTTCTTAGCCATACATCAACATTATCGCCATTTGAATCTGTATTTGCGAATTGCAATGAATATTCAAGATTGTATGTGCCAGCATTTGCAAAAGTAATTTGATTGCCAGAAACAATACTTACGCCATTGGCTTCAAATTGATTACCAATATTTACAATATAAGCAGTTGTTGTGTTTGCGGCAGTTTGATTGGTGGTGTCATAGAATGAACCATAAAAACCATGTGCGCCACCGCCACCGTTTTGACCACTAAATCCTGAGTAACCAGAAATTCCAGAATAACCACTTTGACCAAGTGCGCCAGAATATCCAGAAATTCCAGAGTAACCAGAATAGCCACTTACGCCAGAACCAGAATATCCGCTGTAACCAGAGTAGCCAGAAATACCACTACCGCTATAACCGCTAAATCCGCTGTAGCCTGATATACCAGAACCAGAATATCCGCTGATGCCCGAAAAGCCAGAGTAGCCACTTATGCCCGAAAATCCTGAATATCCAGAAACGCCAGAGCCAGAGTAGCCACTATAGCCACTAACTCCCGATCCGCTATATCCACTAATTCCTGAATAGCCAGAATAACCGCTAATTCCAGAATAGCCTGATTGACCGTCTATACCTGAATAACCAGATATACCAGAAAAGCCACTATACCCACTTATGCCACTAAAACCGCTGTAGCCAGATACACCTGATCCACTATAGCCACTATATCCACTTGTTCCAGATTGGCCATCTTGCCCAGAATATCCGCTGATACCTGAAAATCCGCTGTAACCAGACTGACCATCAATTCCTGAATAGCCACTAATGCCGCTAAATCCAGAGTAACCAGACAATCCCGAAAAACCACTAATTCCAGATTGGCCAACTGCACCACTAAAACCAGAATAACCCGATGTGCCAGATAAACCTACTGCACCAGAATAACCAGAAATTCCGCTGAATCCTGAGTAACCAGAAACACCGCTTCCAGAATAGCCCGAAAAGCCACTAAAACCGCTTATACCGCTAAACCCTGACCAACCCGATACGCCACTACCAGAATATCCAGAAAAGCCGCTATAACCGCTTATACCGCTTCCGCTAAAACCAGAAATACCTGAGTAACCAGAATAACCAGAAATGCCAGAATATCCGCTATAACCAGAAATGCCTGAATAGCCACTAAAGCCAGAAATACCGCTTTGTCCTGTTGGGCCAACAATAGGGCCTACATTGTTCCAAACCGTTCCATTCCAAACATAAAGATCGCCATTGGAAGAAACAATGTAAGCATCGTTTGGCAAATTGCCTACGGCTGGTAAATCGGCTGGAGTAGCAACCGTGCCTTTGATATTAATGGATGTACCTTGCTGGCCACTATAACCACTAAAGCCAGAATAGCCACTTACGCCTGATCCGCTGTAACCGCTTATTCCGCTAAAACCAGAGAAACCAGATAAACCACTAGCACCGCTATAGCCGCTAATACCGCTAAACCCACTATAGCCAGAAATGCCAGAACCCGAATATCCACTAAATCCAGAAAATCCAGATGTACCACTAAACCCAGAATATCCACTTGTGCCACTCCCTGAGTAACCACTTGTTCCAGAAAAACCACTATATCCAGATATACCGCTTTGGCCAACTGCGCCTGAATATCCGCTGATACCGCTAAAGCCAGATAAACCTTGTGAGCCAGTTGCGCCAGAAAATCCGCTGTAACCAGAAATGCCAGAGCCACTATAGCCTGAATATCCGCTATAACCTGATTGACCGTTATAACCTGAAATACCATTTATTCCAGAGTAGCCGCTATAGCCTGATTGGCCAGATGCGCCAGAATAACCTGAATAACCACTTACACCTTGAGGGCCATATAAGCCACGATCAATGCTAATGGTTTGAGTTGCAACGGGGGTTACATTTACCGATATATTGTTCTGATCGGTTACAGTTACAGTCATCCCCATATTAGTTCACCACGCCATCAGAACGAACTAGGAATAATAAAAAGATAATGCTGTCTTGGGCTGGTGTAGAACCAGATGCGGGAAAACTGATTTTAATTCTTCCGCTAAACGCAACTGGATTGTTTGCGGCAATATTTAATTCAGGATCAAATGCCATGATTGCCCAGGCTGATTCATCAATAACCAATGTAAATGTCCCATTTGTAGGGTTTTCATTAACAATTGTTAGCGTTACTGGATCGGGTTCTGGAACATAGTCGGCAATGTCAAAAGATAACCCATAACGGGTATCTTGTAAATTCGATACTTCTCTACGAATAATCTGGGCATTAATAGTTGTGCCAGTTAGATCAACTGGTGAACCACCGCTTGCAAATGATAGATTCCAAAAAGTTCTTTGGTTGTATACAAGTTCGCCAGCAATGATTTGATTGTCAAAACCGCTTACTTGCGTAAGGGTATTTTTACTAAATAATGCCATGATTTTTCCAATTCTCGGTTAATGGCAAGTGGCACTCCACTTAGCCCCAAATCATGTTTTGTTTTTTATTATTTTACTTCAAAATTAAATAGGATTAGAAATTGTAGCTAATTCAGCAGTAGTTGTAGCAGAAGCAATAGATGCACGACCAGAATTTAAATTTGCAGTAAAAGTTGCATCATCTGGTGTATTAGCAATACCAGCCAAAGTATTAAATTGTCGTTTTTGGGCTACTTGAACCGCAGCAGCATTGAAGTCACGCAGTTTATGAGCTTGGGCTGTTGGGAAATCTACAGTAACTGTAGAGCCGTTTAGTTTCCATGCGTCAAAAAAAACGGAATCAGCACCCTGAGGTAATGTGCTGTCATCAACAATAATCGCCCCTGCTGGGCAGTCTTTTGCTAATACTTCGTTAATTGGCAATTCGCCTGTAGGGACACAGACAGATACACTACCATTTGAGTTTGTATAAATGATTATTTGTGACATTTTATTCCTTTATCTAAAAACTACAAACATTACATTTTGTGGATTTCTTGAACCATAACCAGCTTGTCCGCAAGATAAAACAAAGGAAGATGCACTTGGACTTACTAAAGCTCCGCTAGTTGGATTGACAAATGCTTGAGTAACAGTAAATTGATTTGTTCCTGTATCAACAGAATTAGTTCCCATTACTGCATAATTTGCATCTGCCAATGAACTTGAAAAGTTAGCAGTAAAATAACCAGTTGAGTTGTAAGTTACAGAACTAATGTTGTAAGAAGCATAAATTGAAATTGAACCACCATTAGAATTAAAATTGCACCACGCTTTTGCAACAGTAGATGCAGTTGCTGGTGCGCTATTTGTAATTGTTACAGAACCAGCAGAGCCTGATAAAGAAATACCTGTACCAGCCGCAACAGAAATTACACCAGCATTATTAAGAGTTACCGAACCACCCAAAGCTGGAGTGCCACCGCCAGATAAACCAGTACCAGCGGCAATAGTAATGGTTGAATTTTGCAATCCAGAATTGCTGGTTTGTCCAGAAGTATTTAGGTTATTAGCAAAGTTAGCTAAGTTAAGTGCTTGTGTCATACTGCCCCTGTTCTATAAAAGGTTTGTTGAACCAAAATGTTTAAATTGCTGGTTGGTGTTTGTGCCAAAGTATATGATGTGCCACCAGCAACCGTATAATCCACAGTTTCCAACAATAATACCCCATTATTATATAGGTTAAATGCTAATGGGTTAAATGTAAATGGGTATAAAGATTGACCAACAGTTGTATAAATATCAACATTGGCTGGTGTGCCATTTGGAACGCCCAAATTGTTATTAGTCCATTGGATAATTTCTAAATCACCAGAAACCGCATTTACAAAACTAATAGTCTGCCCAGATATATTATAGTCTTGAGCATTAATTACAGTACCGTTTAAAAATAACAATTCATTGCCACTAACTAGAGTAAACCCTGATGCTGTGTATGACCCCACATTGCTTAATGTGGCCGTATTTCTACTAAAACTATTATAAGTTCCAGAACCGCCTACAGAAGCAAAAGAAATAATAGTAACAATATCGTTAAGATTTGCCCCAGTTGCCAAAGTTACTGTTCCAGTTGATCCGCTAGTGTCGGTATATTCAGAAGGATTTAATAAACATCCATTAATTAATACCCAACAATTGCCCGATACATATTCTGTACCTCTAGTAACACTAAACACGGTTTGACCAGCAGAAGCATAAAAAGCCGTCATTGTGTAATAAAAATTGTCTGGCGGGCTAAATCCAACTACACGCCCATAAATGTCAATTGTTAAAGTGGCTACAGATGATGTCTTGGTTGGTGGGCCACCAAAATCCAATAATTGAGCCAAAGATGCAACAACTTGACCTTGTGGGTTATTAGTAATGGCAATTTCACCAGTACCAACGGTGGTTGTGCCAGTTTGAATTAATTGTCCACTTCTGGCATTAAGATCAATAATGTTATAGCCATCTTCCAAACCTTGCCAAATGGTTGGATCATAATTGCCCGTGTCGGTTGGAACAAACAAAGCCGTTCCAGCAGATAAAGCCGCATTACCTACGGCAAAGCTAACTAAGTTGTTTCCACGATTACAAAAAAGTAAATAATTTAATGTACCAGTAGTGCCAAATGCGGGAACAGCTTGATACCATGTGTAATCAGATGGATTGGTGTCAAATATTGCGGCAGATGTATTTAAAATGCCATAGTAAGTTGCCCCTCTAGGATTTGAAGTAAATCCACCGCCAGTTGCGCTGGTTGCATAAGCAATAGACAAATAACGCTGTGAATATTGGAATGTTGCTGGCCGCCAATCTAAAACCGTTGATGCTGGGCTAAACAATGATTTGGCAACACTATTAACCATGCGACTAAAAAAATACCAGTTTCCAGCGGGAATTCCTGTTAAAAATACCGTTGGCATTACTACGCTATTGCCATAAGGAATACCAGCGGGTTGAACGGAAGTTGTGCCACCCAAAATCATTTGACTTTGTGTTGGATTTGAATAGGCTGAATACCAAACTTCGGCATATTGCGTAATGCCAGCAGAACTTGAAGTAACTTGAATTCCAATAGTGGGTACTGGCAAAGAAGTTAAATTGCTAATCACAACTGGTGCTGGTATTGTTCCAAAACTATTGGGTGCTGATAATCCAGTATTTGATCCTGGCGTATATTGCGTAATGCTTGCATCGTTAAATACTGCTGGATCATAAGCCTGTAAAAGTAAATTTACAGAAATTGTGCCGTCTGATAAAAAGTTTTGCTCTACCTTCATTACCCGCATTAATTTGGCAGTCCAGCCATAATTTGCATTAGTAATGGTTACAACATCGCCAGCTTCTAATTCTAGGCCAATATAATTTACGGTTACTTGAACTTGTAAATCTAATCTAGCGGCTTTAAGAAATCTAGTAGCCAGTAATTGCGCTTGCACATCGTTATTAACCAATGGCAATTGTATTGTTTGGCTATTGGCTGGTTCGTTTGGATATAACAAAGCTGGATCAACCAAAGACAAATTAATTGTGCTTGTATTAAATGAACTATTTAATGAAATATCTGGGAATTGACATTGAGCAATGTTATAAGTATTGCTTATATCCATAGTGCTAATAGCAATTGCCGAAATCATATTAGAATCGTTAATATCCATTGCCACCGTATAAGTTGGCGTTTGGGTAATTACCGACCATAAACCATATATTTGATTAAATGTAAGCAAGCAATCACAACAATTGGTCATGTCTTGCAAATTAGTTAATACATTTTGAGTAGTATCAATTGCACCATTAAATGTAAATCTAGGTTGTGTTTCTGGCACACCAAGATAATTATTAAATGTAATTGTTTGTGCAGAATAAACATTTAATGCTGTAAGACTTGCGGTATCTATTTGCGATACTGGAACTGCACCGCCATAAACGGTATTGGTTAAATAATCATAAATAACATCGCCAGGTGCGGTTCTTGAATTAATAATTTCAAATTGTGTTTGTTGAATACTTGTAACACCAGCATTAGCGTTGTAAGTTAAATTTAATATGGCAAAAGCCGTATTAGTCATTAATTTGTTGTTATCCCATGTATATGTTAATCCGCTGGATTGCATTACGCTAATAGCGGATTGACTGCTATTTACTGGTGTATTTGATCCGTTGCTATATAAATAAATATTTATGTAGCCATTTACTTTTGTGTCTACTAAACCAGTTGCGGGATCAACCAATCCTGTAACAGCCGTGCTTGAACTTTGACCAGGATCAACACTATAAATTTCATTGCCAACCGTTACCGATGGATCAATTGCTTTATTAAAAATAATTGTGTTAGTAACAGTATTTATGCCACTTACTGTGTAATAAATTGGAGTTCCAGAATTAGCAAATGAAATTAATAAGCCAGAAGTAATTGATGTAGATAATGTGCCAGTATAAGTAACGCTATTTCCAGAAATAGTTGCAACATTAACGCTAGTGTCCGTGTAAGTTAATCCGCTAAATAAACAAAGTTTTCCACCATAATAAATATCGCCATATTGAATGGTATCTGCGCCACCACCAGTTACTTCGCACAATGACAATACATAATATAAATTTTGATTATCTGATGTAATAGATAAATCAGTAACAGTACCACCAACAAAACAATTACCATAAACCACAGGCAATTTATTATTTGTGCCTGGTTGAATTTGTAAATTTGTGCCAGTATTTAATTGCGTTTGCTGTGGGCTTTCACCAGGTTGCTTTGGTGCTGTAAGAGCAGAAATGACGGAAGAAGCCATCATTGTGATGCCCATAGTAATTAATTCGGGCTGGTCAGTAACAAACCCTACAACCGCTAGAGCCGCACCGATAATACCACCCATTAAACCACCGCCACCACCACCCATTTAGATCACCCAGTTATGTCCAGCTTTTTTTAACCCGAATCTATTAAATTCGACCTCTTTGTTGCAAGTAAATCCAA